ACTTGATTTTACATCCGGTATAAAAACAGAATATGGAGAAGGTAGATATATCATTAAAATACGATATAAAAATGAAGAGTCTAAATTTTTTACCAATTCAACAAATATTAAAGAAATGTTAGACAAAGTTCAAAAACAAGATTTCCCATTTTTGACAACAATCGTGACACAGAAATACAGTGGATCTAAGAAGTCATTTTACTTTACTTAATTATTAATACTCCAAAAAACATGGAATTAAATTCAGAATTAGATAGGCTTAGAAAGTATACTTCAATTGAGACTGAACTAAAAAGAGCTGAAATTATACATCCTGATTATCCTATTGATATGTTCAGACAAGTAGCAATATTAAATGAAGAGTCAGGAGAAGTAACAAAGGCGGTTTTAGATTATCACTATGAAGGTGGAAGTATAGAACACATTCAAGAAGAATTGATTCAAACGGCTGCTATGTGTATGAGAATGCTAATGAATTTACCTTGATGAAGTATGGCAAACGAAAATAAGCCAAAAAGGAAAGGAACCTGGGGGCAGCGTTCCCCCAGAACCGGATCGGAACTAAATATAATTTGTACTGAGTTTTTTGATAAATTGATTGTTCCTGAACACTGGAAGTTTATGAAGTGGGCGAACGTGATTGACAAACTTATGATATCACAGGCCAACCCAAATGGAACTTTGTTAAGTGTTGGAAAGATATACCGTGATGTGCGGACTAGTGGAATTGATTTAATGCATTACAGGGTTTGTTTCCTGACCTTCTCAGAACGGGGTGGTATTTGTGAAAAGGCAATCATCGACTTTGGAAAGTTCAAGTATCATACGGTTGTTACCAATAAAACGATTGATCAATTGAATGTGTGGATTGCCGATCATTATAATAAAGAATTCCCTACTCCGTCAGCTGACGGAGTACAAGAAATGAAAGCAGATGACAAAGATGACGGCTTGCAGCATTTTAGAGATAGATACGGAGCTTGAATGGTTGTTATCCTTTAATGATTTATTCCTTAGAGAAATTGAAGATTTGAAAATGCGAAAAATCAAACTATATCATGAGCAATCAACAGTTACTACTTGATTTTGTAGAAATAAAAACCTCACATGTGGTCAGGTATTGTGATTCCAGGGCACGCGACTCAGAAGGTCACTTTGCTGCTGAATCCGGGGGCGATGGCAATACTGAAGAAAGGCTTCGTGAACAATTACACATTTTAAGAATAAACAGCAGCATATGGCTTGCAGACAGGGATAAACAAATAGTAAAACTTAAACAGGAACTTAAAAAATATACAGAATGAGTAACTTAGTATTAGCAATAGATTTTGATGGAACAATAGTAGATGATAAATATCCGCAGATTGGGGAACTAAAGGATGGAGTAAAAGAGGCAATAAATCAACTGTATGATGATGGTTATACAATTATAATATGGAGTTGCAGAAATCGAATTCATAAAGCCAGGGCAATTGAGTTCATGGTTAAAAACAAGATAAAATTTCATAGATTTAATGAAAGTTGTCCTGTTAACTTATCGGATCACAAAGGAATTGATACCAGAAAAGTATATGCCGACTTGTATATTGATGATAAAATGCTTTTTAAACTGCCTTCCTGGGATGAGATTTATTGGATAGTGAGGGATTTAGTTCCTACGTATGCGGACAAAGTAGGTAGGGAAGGTTTTTTATAAAAGTTAGTGGTTAAAAGGTAATTCATAGTAAATAGCAAATACGGAATGAAGAGTAAACATATTAATCACGAGAGTAGGCAGAAATCAGCTGAGAAAGTTCAGGCACTTCTTTTGCTTCATTATGAACCCGGCAGACAGGACCGGTGCAAATTGGCCGTTTACCGGAATTACATAAAAAAAGAAACGGGGATTAGTGAAAGGACATTCTTCCGGTACCTGAAAAAAATAGACCCTGATCCGGAAGAAGATGACCGACAATTGAAATTATTTTAGTGCAAATGTAAACCGCCTGGCTGTGAAGTCAGGCGGTTTATTTTTTTTGTATCCAATTGTTTTATGTTTTCATTTTGTTTCAATTCTAAATGTTTGTTGTATCTTTGAAGCGCAGATTTCTTAATATAATACATAGTGTAAGAGCAAAATTAAAGAGCTTGAGCCTATGTGAGCCATGGCCTGGTATTTTTCTTCATTTCCCTATGTGGTTATGTTAGGAAATCTGCAGCATGTAGGCTCTTTTTTTTAAACTCTTATTTTCACAAAATGCAAACACACATTAATTACTTAATTGAGAAAGGATTGAAGTATGGCAGTTCTATTTAATAAAGATGGTTTTACCATTAAAATACATACGATTGGGAATCCTATTGAAGACTGGGTTAATACGCGTGATGAATTACTTGATTTGTTTCAATGCCGGGATATGAATATGGCCAATGAGAATAAGTATTTCAGAGTATTGCAGCTGATACGTAGCATGACACCGGACTTAGATACGTTGAATAAAATGACATCGGTGCTTCTTCTTTTGTATAGTTCAGTGGATGGTGTTATTATTGCAAATAATTATTTACTTTAATTATAAAACTATGTTAGTCTTTATATCATTGATATTTTTCTTTGTTGTTTTATTGATAATAAGTAAAAAAAAAATAAAGAAAAATACTATTGAAATAAAGAAAAATATTATTGAAATAAAGAAAAATGAAAATTCAGAATACAAGAATAAATTAAATATAAAAGCTATAAAGCAAGATGAAAACGAACTGCTATTTCCTATTTTTTGTGGATTAAATAATATTAAAGATTTACATGAAGCAACACATTTAACTACAATAGAAAAGGCTTTGAAAGAAGTACGTGAATCGATTGTCATATTAAAATCAATAAGTGATTTGCCTAATTATAAAGATTTGATTAAAAAAACAAAAGCACAATACAGGGAACAAAATAAACCAGAAACTATTAAAAACTATCAAAGTTCATTTATAAATAGTCCCAGTGATTTTGATGTTGAAAACTATACTAGACAAAAGTATATTGAACTAGTTAATAACTTTATATCATATTGGGATATTCAAATATCAAACCTAAAAATGAAAAGTGCTATAATTAAAAGAAGAATTTACTTAGTAGAACAATCAGATTTAATGATTTTTATTTTAAAAGGTTATTGTTTTGATGATTTAGTAATAAAGATGGAAGAATATAAAAAAAAGCAACTAATAAATGTACATTAAAAAAAAGCCTTACACTCAAGTGTAAGGCTTTTTTTTGCTGTTAAGTCGGCTATTATCAATTAATAAATCCGGTAGTAACAACTGGTGCAACGTAAGTGGTTGGTAGAACTTTTACTGCTGATGTATCTGTCACCTGTACGTTGTATGTTTCCAGGCTATCTATTAATTCAGCATGATCGTGATCGGTAGATGAAGTTGTCGATACCAGGTTACGAAAGAAGTCACCTTTCAGTCCATATAGGTTTGCGTTGATTGCATCCAATAGGTCCAGGAATTCAAAGGCCTTTGTTTCGTATCGTGATTTGTGATTACTCGGTTCTCTGTTGGAAGTCACTACATGCAATGTTACAGCCACATCGGCGGCTCGTAAGCCCTTTGAACGTATTTCCCACTGGATAGGTTGGAACTGTAAGAATAAGGCAGGTGTTGGGAATGGTGCTTCTTCTTCTATATACTGAAGATTATTGTTCCATATGTCCATATATTTAATGACTGACTTTTTATCATCGAGAGTCAAAGCTGTAATGTATTTTCCCTGGTCATCCAGTTGGATCAGTCTCAATTGGTCGATAATTGATAGATAAAGTTTCTTTCTCATTTTAAACCTTGTTTAAGCATCGTTTCAATACTCTTTAAATTATGTTCGATAATGCGTTTTACAGCTTTATCTACTTCAGGAGCGTGGCCTATAAATTGGCGTTTTGGAATATGTATTTTTTTACCTACTTTCATCAATGCCATGTTTTTGTAAAATTCGGCTTCCTCACTTACCTTCAGTGAGCCTTTAGATGTTTTTCCATCCTTTTTAAACTTTACCTTTCCGCTTAGCTCATAATACTTAGCCCAGAAGAACCGCTTCATTCGAACAGTTACAATAATGTCACCACCTTCATTGTGAATTTGTGCGTGTGGCTGGCTGGAACTAAATACAACGCCACTGTTTTGCACCCTGGCACGGATAGAACCTCGCAACCCTCCACCGCCCCGCACCACCAAAAGACTTCCTTTTCCTTCACGTTTTCGTTGTGGCCATCGCTCAGAGAAGAACGCTTTACGCTCAAAGTTCCGGTCAAACTCATCCAGCAGTTCAACTTTCATGTCAGTGAGAATATTCTTGTGTAATTCGGCAGAGTTCATTTACTTTTTATTTAGTACAATAGCAACATGATTACTTAATCTTTTCAATAATACCCTGGGCATCCTTTATATCTTGTGGGCTACTTTCACGAGACATGTAAGGGTGCTTTTCAGGGAATAGATTTAATGTTTCACCTGGGTTTGTTCGGAACATGGCAGATTTATTTACACCATCTTTGTCCAGATTGGTAGTTGCTGTTATTCCACGATCAATTGATTCTGTTGAATCGGAAAGCGGATACTTATCTTTCATCACCTGGACAACTGTGCAACGGCAGTTCCAACCTAACGGTGGTATGTATTTACTCCAAAACACATCATCGGATGCAAGGGTTGTATTTGCCAATGCAGCGTGATCAGCGCGTACCTTTGAATCTGCCGCTGTTCGGAACTGAAGGTTATAACGGTCTCCATCCTTTTTGAAATCCTGCCACTTGGATGCTGTTTGTGCAGAATGGATAGCAAAATTGTATTCAGCATTCAGGTAATTGACATTGTATGTTTCGTAAATAGACTTTACCTCCAGTTTGAATGTTTCAAAGGGTTTAATTTCACCTTTGTCAGTAAGCAACAAAAGAGATGCCTGCTTTAATTGATGATACCCTTTCATCCCAGAGAAAATAAAGGTGTTTTGTTTCAATGCTGCCAATACCGTTTTTGGAACTTCATATTTCAATGCAGCAGAGGCTATGCCTTTTTCAAGAGCGGCATTTAGTATCCGGTTAATTTCATTGATTAAATCACGCGGCGCCTTTTGTTTTAGCACACTAGGAGTGATGGTACCGTTATCATGAATGAATTTCATGGCACGGTTAAAAATCTCCTGATCGAAAGAAGGTACCCCTTTAGCAAAAAACAGGATATTAGGATTTGCATCCGTTCCATATAATAATTCAACAGCGTTATTTAGCCCTGAATAGTATTCAGGGCTTATTGAAAAAAATTGAGCGGAGTTTTAGGTTTAGGTGTCTTTTTTCCTTTCGCCTCTAACGGATCGGTTTTTTCGGGTTCTACTACTTTTGTCGGTTCTTTAATACCGGTAATCTGAATATTATACTTTTCGGTAAAATAAGCTGGAGCAATGATATAACCATATTTAAGTAACATGTCTTCAATAGCGCGTTGTTCTTCCGGCTTGTAGTCGACGCTTACATCCCAGTCAAACCGATAACCTTTCACTGGAAAACCATGCATCATCATAAATGGCAATAGTTTATTGTTGATCAGGTCACGTATGAAGTCGGCATCCGCTTCTATGACGTTTTTCAAAATTTCTAAATGCACCTCACTCTGAGAGCGGGAACTTCCATTATCAAGCGTCATGGTAGAATTCAACACGCCTTTTGACATTTCAGAATTGGCACGGTCAATCCTTTTGTCATAGACATTGAAGGCATCACCCCGTGTTGTTTCCTTTATTTCTATTTCGGTTCCTTCAGGAAAAAGACCCCAGGCAGCGGCACCCATATCGGAAAGCATCTTTTCTACTTTGGTGATTTCTGCTTTATCCCGACTGGTAGTCTTACCAATTCGGATGGGCATTCCAAAGAGTTCACCAAATGCATCCCAAAACGCTAACATGTTCTTTTTGCTGATTGCCTGTGGTGAAATCTTCAGGAACAAACCTAAATCAAATGGGTTACCCGCTTCGATACACCAGGTAGCCAGTTCACCGGTTCGATAATCCATACCCATATTAGGAAGGTCGCCAACCTCTTTTACAATTACTCCATACTCAGGAATTACGTGTTTACGTGGTACAAGGATAGTATTTTCAAATTGCCGTTTACCATCAACTGTAACAATATTTCCAAACTGAATTAGTGAATGACCCCAATATCGGGAGTCCAATGCCAGGGAAATGAAATTTTTAAACCATTCCGTTTCAAATATTTCTGTTATTTCGGTATTTTCCTTTTTCCCTTTTTTATCTACCAGCTTAAATGATTTACGTTGTGTAAACCCTTTGCGCTGTGATACGGCACCGGTAAGATGTAGGTCAATATCTATATCGGTATAGACGTCATACAAGCGGGTACGCCGGGGGTGCTCTACCACAATAGCCATTTGCCAGGATGCACGCCAGTCACCAATATCTTTTTTAGTCAGATATTGCGTACGGTTGGCTAGTTCTATGATCATAGACTTGACGTGTTCTTGTTTCACGTTATCCATTGCCAGAAGCATTTCAGGAGTATAGTTCATTATTGTTTGAAGTTTGAAGTTTTAAAGTTTTAAGTTACCAGTCATTTCGCTGTTTAGGCAAAGAACCGTACTTGATATCACTGCCTATGTCAGTTCCGGTAGAATCAGTTAATGGTGGAAGTTCGGGGGATGCTTTTCCTGACTGAACATCTTTAAGACCTGAAATGGCACTTTTGTAACGTGTTTCGCGAATTTCAAAGCCCATCTTTTTAGGTAACCAGGCAATTAGATTATAAAGCGTGATATCACAGGTGATCATAACCAGCCAGGCATTTCTATTTTCAGCAGTAGCAGCAAAAGCAGTGGATACATCAAAGCGGTTGCGCAGGTAAGAACTGATTTCTTCAATGGCATATTTTTCCGCTTTTTGTCGGGTTTCTTCGTCCGATTGCTGAATTACATCGAGTGTAACGGCATCGGTAACGGCTGAGTAATCGGGTTGAGTTAAAAACATGATAAAAAGGGTTTAAAGAGTTTGAAAAGTTTGAGGTTTGAAAAGTTACCGGGTACAATAAAGTGCCATTTTCTCAATGCGTGCAATAGTTATGCTTTTTTCAAATTCACCGAGTTTGATCATTTCTTTCAGGTTTTGTTTAGACTTGACAAGGCAGTGATCTTTATACCAGATTACAAAGAATTTGTTACCCGTGATTTGAAAATATCGGTTCGCTTTTCTGACAGCGCGTTTAACCAGGATATTTTCATACATGCGTTTGAGAAAGAAAAAGAATTTTAGCATAATGTATGTTTGATTGTTATTATTTTGTGCATTACCAGGTGTTTTTTGAGTTTGACCGGGCACCCAATGAGGGAGAATAGATTTCTGAACGGGTACGCTTTTGAAGAATGTAAATAGCACCTTCGTCGGCATCGGGAGCATCATCATGCGTTCGAGAGCCTTTTTCAAAACTCAGGGTCTGTTCAATACCTGTTAGCATATCACGATCGGCTTTCATGGCTTCGTTATACCATACAAAACCACGTTCCCAGAGCGGACTCACAGCTTCCACACGTTGGTACTTGTCCGGCTTTTTACGGTGATCAGGTCGGATAGGTAACTGATAACCCCGAAGATTACCTTCAGTGGTGAATTCATCTAAGATAATGTCCTGCAAAAAATTTGCTTCCATATAATAATCACAGATGACACCTTCGGGCATGGATTCATGTAAATCATAAAACCAACGCACCATCTCTGAAGTCGAACACTGCCGTACGAATGCTTTAATATTATGAAGCTCGGTGCCTATTTTGCCCCACACTTTTATGGCCTTATAGTCGTTTTTGGTGGTACCTTTAAAGGTAGGGTCACAAAAGGCAACGATACTTTCAT